CTCGCCGCGGTAGGTGATCATCGCCGTGGTGCAGGTTTCAGCTCTGACCGCTTTTTGATGACCGCGTTGCCGGTTGACTCGGATTTGATCCGCACGATCGGATCGTCCATGCTGCCGACGCGGGTGACACTGCCACCGCCTTGCGTTGGTATGGTCTCCCGCTCGCCGCCAATGCTGGTGATCACGCCAAAGGTGCGCGTGCCTTGGTAATTCCAGCTAACCCGGTCGCCGCGTTTCATTTCTTCTTGCCGCCTTTCTTGGGCATGGGCTTTTGAGGCTTGGCTGGTCCGGTGTACTTAGGCATCACTTTTTACCTTTGGGTTTACGGGCTTTGCCGGCTTTGGAGAGGGCAATGGCGATGGCTTGCTTTTGCGGCTTGCCGGCCTTCATCTCGGTTTTGATGTTGGCCGAGATGGTCTTCTGGGAGCTACCTTTCTTTAACGGCACCGTACCTAGCGCGCAACTGATCTAAGGTTAGCTCTGACCCATCATCGCGGACGAGTTTCGTGATCGCTGCGCTAGGGCCGTACTTCTCGGACAGCTTGTCAAAGTAGGCCACCTTGCCAGCGCCGAGGGCCTTTGCCTTGACCGCCAGCGGCTGCTTAGCTAACCACTCGCCGTAGGTGGTGTCAGCCGGCACCTGCCCGCCAGCGCTTGCGCGGGTGCCTTCTGGTGGTGGTGTGAACCCAAGGCCCTCGTAGTCGATCACCGGCACTGTTGTGCTGCGGCAGTTGAAATGCTGCGGCGGTGTCGGTCCTTTGCCGTATGGGAACTCCTTCCCATCAAGCGCCCGGCATATCGCGCTGGTCCTGGTGTCAAGCGTGGCGACGTAGCGATACTTGCTGGTGATGTCTGGGTTGGCCTCATACACCTGTTGGCTGGCGGTGTTGGCCACCTGGTTGATGCTCGTGCGAACGAGGGCCACCACTTGGTTGTCCGCTACTGCTGTGGCTTGCCCGCCTGCGGCCACCAGTTGCCTGACGGTCTTGCCCTCCTCGCCGAACTGCAAACTGCCGATCAGCCGCTTAGCAATGGCAGGCGTCGGCTCACCAGTCAGCAGCCCCTGCCGGACCACCTGCGAGAACCGCTCAGCCTGATCCACCGCAATGCCCCTGAAGGCTTTGCTGATCACCTCGCCATTGGGTAGCGTGATCGTTGCACCCTTGGCCGCGGTGAGGCTGAAGGTGCCAGTACCAGCCTGCTGCGCTAGGGCCTCTGCGCCATAGACCGACTTGAACAGGTCATCCGACAGCGCGACCACATTGAGTTGCGTCGGATCGGTCGTGACCACGCTCTGCGCAAACTGCGGGCTGATCTCAACCGTGCGCACCGCATCCCGAGCACCAGCAGGCAGCGCACGCCGCAACTGGTCGGTGACAAACTCAGACTGCAACTGCGCGATGCCTTGCAGCTCAGTCGCCGTTAGCTCGGTCGCATCACCTGCCCAGGTACCGAGGCTGTCCTTCAGTTGCGCCAGGATCGCCCGCAACCGTGCCGCCTTGACCGGTGCTGCCAACTCATCAATGGTGCGCAGTTGGTTGACAGCGTCAATGATGATGTCGTTGTAGGCATTGATGATGCGCCGCGCAACGCTGTTGCTGTAGCGGTTCAGGTCAATTGCGTTGCGGTATAGCGCTTCTGGTGTGCTCATGAAATGATGCCAAGATGCTCGGGCCTGTACTGCGACCTGATGCTGACATTAGCGCCCCGGTTCAATGCACCCTGGACCGCTGCAGCGAAGGCGTCGTAACCGTTCTGGCCGTCTTCCATGATGCGCAGCTCGTCTACCTCATCAGCCTTGCCATCCTTGTACCAGGTCAGACGGATGACAGCCAGGATCTCATCAGGAAGGTTGCATATCGTATAGTCCAGTTCCTGTTTCCTCGGCTTCTTCGGCTCCATCCATATCATCAGATCCACTAGCCAGTCTGTCAGCCGGTCCAGCAGACTGTAGATCAAGGCCCGCATTAGAGGTCGCCTCCAGCTCTTCATCCACATCAAAGTTATCGCCCAGCACATCGCCTTCGGCTAGCTCACGCAGCAAGGTCTCTTGGCTGATGACGCCTGCCACATACAGATCCCGGAGGCTGTTGATGTCTGCGGGCTCAAGGCGTGCGCCGAGGAAGTCGCGGTTGACGTAGCTGCTGCCTGCGGCTGCGGCATTGCCTAGGTAGGTGGCGTGCCACTGCAGGCAGTTGTCGATCATGTCCTGCATGTTCTGCGCGATCACCATCATGGTGCTGTCGCCTTGGCTGCGGTCGATGCGCTTTGCCTCGGCGGTCTCGGCGCTCAGCTTCTGACCTAGCACTGCTGACAGGCCCAACTCGTTGATCTGCATCGCAAGCTGCTCAAGCCTGCGGAACTGCGACTCAAAGCTCTTGCCTGCTGGTTCGATGTACTCGGCGCGTCCTTCAGCCGGGAATGCAATCGCCTCGCCGGGTCCTGCTGATACCTCCTCAGCGCTAGACGGGAACCCGTAGAACGCCAGCATCGGCACTGCTGAGATGTGAAGCTGGTTGTCCAGATCGGACTGCACTTGGTAGGTCTTCAGGTTCAGCTCGGCGATGTCCTCAAGCGGCGGCCGCGACTCCATGAACGCATGGCGCTGGGCGTAGGCGATCGTGAACGGGATCTCGCTCAGGCTGGTGCGACCCTCATCGACGACAGTAAAGTCGCCGTTGTCTTGTTTGCGGTGGATCCGGTACTTGCCAGGCGTCAGCACCCGGATCTGCTCGACAGCCTTCTCGCCAAACTCGCCATCAGGCACGGTGACCACTTCGGCTAGGCGTAGTTGTGTCAGTACCTGCTTGCCCTCTTGCGTCTCGGTGCGCCATCCAAGGATCTGCCGCGGCGTGTAGGTCACCCAGTAGGGTCTACCTCCAGTAGCAGGTGCATCCACAAGTGTGCCAACGTGGCCATAACGGACCATCTTTCGTGCTGCTTCATAGGTCCAGACGTTGAGGTCATTGCCTTGTAGGTCGACATCGAATAGTTGCTCACGGATCACGTCAGCGGTGTCATCCAACCGCACGGGCTTACGGGTCAACATGCCAGCCAGCATCCGCTCGAGGCGGATGTAATACGGCGGGCAGACGCTACGGGCTAGGCGGTTGTCGTAACTTTCATCCTGCTCCCTTGGCTCTTGCGGCAGGTAGCGGCGATGCTTCTTGCGCATCCCGTAGGTGCCCTGCAGCAGATCCTCGATCAGGATCCAGTGTGGCTCTTGCGCAAACCAGGTCGTGTTCGGGTCGTTGACCTTGGTGACGGTGCGCTGTGCTAGCGGCCGGTCGTATGCGTTGAAGCCTGTGTACACGACCGCTAGCTAGTGACAATGGTGTCAGTTTACGGCTTCAGTCCCTGATGACAGGCGGGATGGTTGTGATGGGCTTGTACGACCTGATCACGGCCCATGCTGACGCCAACGGCGTAGATCATGAACAGAAGGACCAGGGATGCGATGCGGTTGATCATGGTGTTGGTGGTCATGGTTGGGATGGTAGTGGTAGGTGAGTGGAGCCCCGAAGGGCTCAGTCGGCATCCAGCAGTCGGATGACTTCGATGCGGCGCTGAGTAACAGCCCACCACTGATCGAACTGCTCAGGCTCCATCAGGTTGTCGGCCTGATCGTTCAGTTGATCCAGCTCGAGGAGGAGAGCTTCCATGTTCAGCGCAGCCTCTGGGCTGCCGAGTGGAGGACCGTTCGCCTCCGATGACCTAAGTATGGCACCCTATGCCGCCTTGGTCAACCCCCGTTGCACTTGTTAATAAAGCCTCACCCCAGTGCCGCGGCCAGCGCCAGCGTGCAACGGGTTGAACTCACGCCAGACCAGATACCCGAGCGCGTCGTTCATGTGGTCGAACCCTGCGTCCTTGTCCGGCTCGCCCTTGTCGCTATAGCACTGAAGCTCGAGGCACTCGATCACCCGTTTGCAGCGCTCAGCCACCTGCAACCGGACCTGGCCCTTGCCGTTCTCCAGCAGCGCCTGCACGGCCGCCACTCGATCACGGACTGGCGGGTTGCTCCGTGGTGATTGGTTCGACATGCCGTAGGACTCAAGGATCTGGATGTCGGTCTGACTCGCGTTGGTGCTGCGGCTGCCGCCGCTCGCGTCCGGGTAAACGTAGATCTGCTGCTGCGGGTGCCGCCTGCGGATCTCCTGGGCCAGGGCGTCGGTGTCATGCGCGCCGGCGATCTCGTCGATCACCAGCAGGCCGTTGCCAAGCCGCACGGCGGTCACCGCAGACATGTTGCCAACGTTGAAGTCAACGCCAATGCGCAGCGTTTCCCTGCTGGTGTCGGGCACGGTGGTGGTGACGTGCTTCGCCCGGTCGAACCGGTCATATACCTGCCCAGTGGTCAGGTTGACGAACTCGCCGTCGAGGTACGCCCGCAGCAGGCTCGGATCGTAGTTGGCCTCCAGCCGCTCGATGAAGTCCGGCGGCAGGTGCGGGTTGTCCGCCGTGCGCATCTTGATCAGCTTCCGGTCAACGCGCTGCTTTGCCTCGTCGCTGCCGAACGTGTTCCACATCCACCGGAAGCCCTCGGGTGTAGATGCGGCACCAAACTGCCGGACATTGCCAGATCGCAAACGGCCAAGGATCTTTGGGAATGCCTTGTTGGCAATGCTGGGCGTCACTGTGTCGATCTCATCAGCGAGCACCCATGCAAGGTTCAGGCCGATGATGCGCGACCAGTTCTCAAAGCTGCGGCACAGGATCTTGGTGTCGCCGCCTGGCAGGTGCAGCATGTACTCCGGCAGCGGGCTAGCCCTGAACGTGTACGGAATGCCATAGGCATCAAGGAAGTCATCGAAGTCCGTCTGCCAGATGTCCCGGATCAAAGGACCGGTTGGCTCCATCACGGCGCCGATGAAGCCTTGATTGGCCGCGGCCAGCATCACCGCTTTGGCGCATAGTGCCCTGGTCTTGCCGGCGCCATAGCCTGCGCTGATGCCGATGATCTGCGTTGCGGTGTCATCGACAAACGCAAGCTGCCCAGGGTGCAGGTCGTCGCGGATGCGAGTGATCAGGTCTGCGGTGTCCTCAGGCGTCTGCTGCTGCATGAACGCAAGCAGCGGCACTGGTTCGCAGATGCCGCTGACAATGCTCACAGGACCTTGCGGACAGTCGTCTTAATGCTGCCATCAGATTGAACAGCGATCCTATGCAGGATGCGCGGCTCGTCGCCTTTGGGCTTAAGCAGCCGGCCAACAGCCGTAACAGTGGGTTTCATTCTTCGTCAGCATTAAACAGGGATTCCATCAGCTCAGCCTTGGCGATCTCCAAGCAGCCAATCAGCTCAACGGCTGTCAACTCGGAGTCGTTCATTGCCTGCGCAATAGTTGCGAGAAAGTTTTCCATGGTGTGACGTGGTGTCGGTTGGAGTTTAGCGAGCCTTGCGCGCATTTGCAATCGCTCGACGCACGGATTCAGTTGTGCCAATTCTTTGACCTCGCTTTAGCGCACGACGTGAAGGAGCAAGTAGGAAAGCTGTGGCTCGCTCTTGTGTTTTTAAAGCGTTGCTGTTGCGCCTTGCTGAACCAATTGCGCGCCGCTGACCGGGGCGATTGGCGTCAACCCTTGCGACAATGCGTTCAGCTTTTGCGGTTGTAATTCCACTACCACGCCGAACAGGCTTGGCCGCGGGCTTGGCTGCGTTGTTGTCCTTCATCTTTTTCATCCGCTTCCGCAGCGCTTCAGAATCGGTTGTCTTAGTCAGCCGGGCTCCGGTCTTTGCTTTGGGGTCAACCTTGCCTGCATAGATTGCTCTAGCTCGCTTGGCGACTGATGCGCTGCGCGATGCCTTGCTGTTGGGGCCCTCACCCTCGCGTTTCATCGCGGCATTCAAGTTGCGTGTGGCGCGCCTCTCCCTTCCCACTTGTGCAATCGTTGCTGCGCTAGGAGCCGGCTTGGATGCAGGCTTGCTAGCGGGTTTGGCTTGCGCTGCAAGCCTGGCTTGATTTGCAGATCCACGCAGAGATTCAGCACGATTTTCAGCCCGTAGCCAAGAACGCATTGCTGTAGCTGATTGCTTACCGGCTGTTGCTTCTTTGGCAAACGCGGCCGATCTCGCCTTCGAGGATGCGCGACTTGAAATCCTTCGGCGTTCAGCAAAGGCAGCCCCGGCTGTGTCAGCTTTTAGCTTTCGAGACTTGGCAATCCGTTTTGCAGTAGCAGCAGCACGGTTGAGCCTGGCTTCTCTAGATGGCTTGGTAGCTTTTGCTGCAGGTTTAGCCTTAATCGCCCCTGGCTTCAGCCCCTTGGGCTTACCAATAGTGCCCTTAGGCGCAGCCGATGCCTGCATGGTCTGCGTTGCACGCTTCTTGCCGCTGGCAGTCTTAAGCCGGCCACCACGAGCAGTGGCGCCAGTGCCGCTGGAAGCAAACCTGCCTCGGTTGTCTCGGGAGTAACGACGTGCCATGGCTAACGCTGCAATGCAAGCAGTTTAGCTAGCTCATCTCAAACCGCAGCAGCCTGGCCTGCTTCTCAAGCGCGATCAATGCCGTGCTGAGCTGATCATTTTCGGATGCTCGGCGCTCATAGTCCAGCGCTCGTGCCAATGCGCCTTCAAGCCATTGTGGACGAGCTAACTCAGCGTCAAGCGATAGGAGTTGGCGAGCGCGAGCAATATAAGCATCGGTTTGACGCTCGCCTATTCCCCAGTTATCCGCTGCAAATTGTATGATTTGCCTTCTACTATGTGCGCGCAATAGCAAACTATAAACAGCATTTACACGCTGGTCAGACTCTGTATTGTTGCACTTGCGCGCCATTGTATTACTCCCGGATTTGAATTGGCATGATGAGGTATGTCTGCTCTGTCATGCTAGTCGGCGTCAACACCA